GGTGGATTAGGTGTTAGTGATACTAGTGGTATGAGTGTTGGTGATGTTGCAGGAACTTCTGAAAATGCAGGTTTAGGAGGTGTTGCAGGAAGTGCAGTTGGAGCGGCAGCAACAGCTGCAGCAGCGGAAGAAAGTGGAATAACAAATGCAATCAATGCTGTAAAAAGTTATGCAATGAATCCAGCAACTATTGGAAGAACTATTGGTATGGCAACTTTTGGAATTCCAGGAGCAATAGTTGGAGGAATGATAGGATCTAATATTGGAAGAGGAGTAACAGGACCAAGTGATGATACTCAAGAAACTTCTTCTGTTCAAAGTTCAACACAAAGTCCAAGTGATGGTGGAGGTATTACTACAATATCAAACTATGCTCCATTAATTAATGTATCTACAGGGGATAATACTACAGATGCTATGAGAGCAAGATTAGAAAATTTATTAAAAGTACCTACAACTCAAACTGTGTTTCAAAATCAAAATGTAAATCCATTAATTAATTATACTTTATCGGATTTATATAACTTAAGAAGATAATATGAAAAGTTTATTAGATTTAATTAAAGCTTTGTATGGATCAAAAGCAATTGCAAGTACAATTGGTTCAAAAACAAATGTTATTCGTCTTCCAAGTGGTAAACTTCAAAAATATGTTTCAAAAGATTTAAATATTGAAGCAGCATCAGATGCTGCTGCACAAAATGCATATAATGAAATGAAAGAACTTATTCCTGAAGTTGCAAAAATGAATGATGCAGAGAGATTAATATTTGAAGGAAATTTAAGAAGATTAAAAAATAAACTTGAATCTTCTGGAGCAATAGAAGGAGAAAATATACCTTCTGGTATTGTATCTATTCAATCAAAAATTGATCAATTAAAACAAGCTGGTAAAGAATTAGAAAAAATAACTGGGGAAAAAGCAACTCTTACTGATGTATTAAAAGATCTTGGAGCATCACAAACTTCTTTATCTAGAATGCGAGATGAAGGTTTAGTTAGAGCAACAGCTAGACAGATTTTAGTTAACGATATTAAAGCAGGTAAAATTAAAAACATAACTGTTGAAGAAGCAATCAATATGGGAGAACCTTTAGATCCTTTTAGACAAATTTATGGAGAAGGAGCTTTAGAACAATTAGATAGTTTAATTCCAAATTTAAGAAATTTAAAAACAGAAATGGAAGCAGAAAAACTAGCAAGATCTAAATTTAAATTTGAACCAGATGAAAATAGATTACCAGGATCTGTATCAATAGAAGAAGGAAGAAAAGCGGAACAAGAATTTGGAATTAATAAACCAGCTAAGGTGACTGATTTTAAAACAGAAGCAACTAGAAGAACAAGTGTAGATGATTTAATAGATGAATATAATGCAAATCAAGATAGATTATTATTAACAGATGATGAAGGTGGAACTTTAATTACTTATCCTGAATATAATAGATTAAGAGATAGAAATGAGGAGATTGCAAAAGTTTTAGAAGAAAAAGGAATAAGATCAACACCAGAAGTAGAAACAAAACCAGAAGGAATAGTAATTCCATTTAAAAAGAAACCAGAAGAATTTGCAATAGGAGGAAGAGTTGGATTTAAATTTGGTAGTGGTAAAAAAATAATTGATGCAATGTTAAATGCAAATAAATTAAAAGCTAAACATAAAGATGCTTTTAAAGCACATGATCAAATCAATGTAGATATTAATGATAAAATTGCTCCTGATATGATTGCAGAAACAATGGCTGAAATGAAAGGTAAAGATTATTTTAGTCTTTCTCAAAAAGAACAACTTAATTATTATCAAAAAGCTTTAGCCTATGTTGATGATTTAAGAATGATAAAAAAAGAAAATACAATATCTCCATCAATTGAAATTGAACAAGCAATGCAAGAAGGAATTCAAAAAACAAATAAAATGATAGGCCTTGGACTAGATCCATCTAAAAGTAAAGATTATGATAAATTTTTAGAAATGCAATCAATACAACAAAAGTATGGAAACATGATTGATGATAATCTTTTAAAACAAATTATGGTAGATGATAATCCTCAAAGGAAGGCAGAAGTACTTGCAACTATTGATGAAGCAATGAAGATGCAAGAAAAAGGAATGTCTCCACAAGAAATTATTGACATTATAAAAAATACTACAAGAACTAAACAAGCTAAAGGTGGCTCCGCTGGTTTAGATTACTTAATGGGTTTATAATGCCTTCAGAATATAATGTATTATCAAACGAACAAAGGTCTGCTCTTGCAAGAAAAAAAGTTATTGATTTTGTAAATAAATTTAAAAAAGAAAATGATAGATTACCTTCACAACAAGAAATTAGAAAACAAGGTAAATTTGATTTTGAAACAGTTAAAAAAGCCATAGAGTCAGGTGAAGTAAAAACACTTCCATTACAATCTACAAAAGGACAATTTACAAAAATTCCAGTTGAAAAAGATTTAAGAATATTAGATCAAAGTAAAGTTATTAAAGACGCATTTAAATCTGGAAAAGCACCTGATTTAAAAGATGTTCAAAAAATATTAAAAACAAACGATCCAACAAAAGCTGCAAATAGAATTACTCAATTAGCATCTACTTATATTGGAGATATGGAAGTAGAAGGTATTAAACCTAAATTTCAAAAAGCAGCAAAAGAAATAATAGATACTAATACATATGATTATACAATTAGAGATCTTTATGAAAAATCAGTTGCTAAATCTGTAGGTGAAAGAAGAAGTCCATCTTCTATTAGAACAACAACTCAGAGAGATGTTATTCCAGACGTTAAAGGTTATTCAATTGATGAACCTGCAGGAGTTACATCTTCTGTTAGAAATAAAACAACTCCTTATGCTGTATTTAGTCAAGTTATAGATACGGATATTAATAAGGGAGATAAATATGCTTTTGATTCTATTAAATCTAAAAAAGAAATAGTTTTACAAAATGCAATTACTCAAGGTGATAAAAAAGAAATTAATAAAGCATTAAATGATTTTAATAAAACTGTTTCAGAATATGAAATTAAACTTAATGAAAATATAAAACCAGGTGAGAAGAAAATTAAATTATTTAGAGCTAGTTTAGATAATCCAGAAAATACAATTAAAAATTTTAATACCCTACCTAAACAATATCAAGAAGCTTTTAAAAATAATTTTGTAGATAGAGGTTATTCTTATCAAGTACCAAAAGATATTAAAACTATTTATCAAATAGGAGAAGAATTAAGAGATCCTAAAATTGCATCAGAGGTTTCAAAAAAAGCAGCAAAAGGACAAGCTAGAATATATTCAGAATTTTTACCAGGAACTCAAACTATAACAGGATCTGTTGGAGATTATATAAAAGACGTAGCTTCAGAAATTAAAGCAGGTAAAATTATTACACCATTTTTAAAAGTTTTAGCTCCAGTTGGAACTGCAGTAGGTGCATATGATGTTGCACAATCTTATGCAGAAGGAAAACCATTACCAGAAACAGTAGGTGCTTTTCTTGGCGTAGATCCAATTATAGAAGCTATTAGAGAGGAATCTAGATTAACTCCTGAAGCGAGTGAAATTAAAAAAAGAATTAGAACAGAAGAATTAGAAGGAAGAGAATATACTCCAGGATTAGATGTATTACCACCTTCAAATATAAAACAATTAACCGAAAGTGAAAGACAAAAAGTTGCAGCAGAAGAAGAACAAATTAAAAAACAATTAGAAGAAGAAAGACTTGCAACAAAAGAAGAGAGAGGAAAAGTATTAGATTATGTTAAAGAAAGATTTTCTCCATTTGGAGAAGAACGTATTGAAATGGAAGAAGGTGGATTTGTAGAATTTGGTGATCCTGAAACATGGAAAGAAAAAGCATCTCAATTTATAAATAGACCAGTTCATTCAAAACCTATTGAAAAAATTAAACCTAACCCTTTTGGAAAATATGCATCTCAAATAGCAGAAACAAGATTAGGTCCAGAACAACCTTTAAGTAAATATAAATCTTATTCTGAATTAGAATTATTAGGAAATATTGAAGCAAAAAAACCAAACTTTCAAATATTAGAAGAAAACATATTAGATGTAATGCCTATGTATAATCCTAAAGATATTGTTCCAAAAGGAGCAAGACCTGTTATGCCTAATGAATATGATAGAAGACCAAGTGATGGAATATTAGAATTGGCAAGAGGGGGAAGAGTTAATCCTAAAAAATAATGATTAAACCAAAAAGATTAACAACTACAGTACCTCCTAAAAGAGGACCATGCCCGCAAGGCTTGAATATTAGTTATAATACTGTTAGAACAGTTAATCCGGAGAAAATAAAAAATGGCAGAAATAGACAAGTCGCTACCAAACGTAGCAGATAAGCTTACACCTGGAGAATTAGAAGTAGAACAGATTGCACAATCTGTTGAAGAAATTCCCGCAGGTCCAACTGAAGTTACAGAAAACGAAGATGGTAGTGTAGATATAAATTTTGATCCAACAAAAAATTTATCAGCAGGAACAGAGTTTGGAGCAAACCTTGCTGAAGTTATTGATGAGACAATTTTAAATACTTTAGGATCAGAACTTTATCAAGACGCACAATCTTATAAAGATTCAAGAGCAGATTGGGAAAAAGCTTATACTCAAGGATTAGATTTATTAGGATTTAAATACGAATCAAGAACAGAACCATTTCAAGGTGCATCAAGTGCAACTCATCCTGTATTAGCAGAAGCAGTTACACAATTTCAAGCATTGGCTTATAAAGAATTATTACCAGCAGAAGGACCAGTTAGAACTCAAGTAATTGGATTAGAGACTCCTCAAATTCAAGATCAAGCAGATAGAGTTTCTGAATTTATGAATTATCAAATTATGGATGTTATGAAAGAATATGAACCAGAGTTTGATCAAATGTTATTTTATTTACCCTTATCAGGATCTACATTTAAAAAAGTTTATTATGATGAAACATTAGGAAGAGCAGTATCAAAATTTATTCAAGCTCAAGATATCATTGTTCCATATACAGCAAATAGTATTGATGATGCAGAAGCAGTTATTCATTCAATTAAAATTTCTGAAAATGAATTAAGAAAACAACAAGTATCCGGTTTTTATAGAGACATAGAATTAGTAGCCTCTGATGAATTAACACAAGATGATGATGTTAAATCTAAAGAAAGACAATTAGAAGGCGTGACTATGAGTGGTCAAACTGAAGATGTTTTTACTCTATTAGAATGTCATGTTAATTTAGATCTCGAAGGATTTGAAGATATGAATCCTCAGACTGGTGAGCCCACTGGAATCAAACTTCCATATATTGTAACAATTGAAGAAGGGTCTAGAGAAGTTTTATCTATTAGACGTAATTATTTACAAAATGATCCATTAAAAAATAAAATTAATTATTTTGTACACTTTAAATTTTTACCAGGATTTGGTTTTTATGGTAATGGTTTAATTCAAATGATTGGTGGTTTATCTAGAACTGCTACACAAGCTTTACGTCAATTATTAGATGCAGGAACATTATCTAATTTACCTGCAGGATTTAAACAAAGAGGAATTAGAATCAGAGATGATGCTCAATCTATTCAACCGGGTGAATGGAGAGATGTAGATGCACCTGGAGGAAATTTAAGAGATGCATTTATGACTTTACCATACAAGGAACCGTCACAAACTTTATTAGCATTAATGGGGGTCGTGGTTCAAGCAGGTCAGCGCTTTGCTTCAATTGCTGACATGCAAGTAGGGGATGGGAATCAGCAAGCAGCAGTGGGCACGACCGTGGCCTTGCTAGAACGTGGTAGCAGAACAATGTCTGCAATTCACAAAAGACTATATGCAGCAATGAAACAAGAATTTAAATTGTTAGCAAATGTATTTAAATTATATTTACCACCAGAATATCCTTATGAAGTTGTAGGGGCTTCTAGAACAATTAAACAAACTGACTTTGATGACAAAGTAGATATTATTCCAATTGCTGATCCAAATATATTTTCACAAACACAAAGAATATCTATTGCACAAACAGAATTACAACTTGCAATGGCTAATCCTGGAATTCATAACATGTATGAAGTTTACAGAAATATGTATTCAGCATTAGGTGTTAGAGATATTGATAGTATTTTATTAAAACCAGATCAACCCACACCAAAGGACCCTGCATTAGAGCACATTGATGCTCTTGCAGGGAAACCATTCCAAGCTTTTCCAGGACAAGACCATAGAGCTCATATAACTTCGCATTTAAATTTTATGGCGACTAATATGGCAAGAAATGCTCCTCAAATTATGGCATCATTAGAGAAAAATTGTTTTGAACACATTTCTTTGATGGCACAAGAACAAGTTGAAATAGAATTTCAACAAGAGATGATGCAATTACAACAAATACAACAAAATCCACAAGCAATGCAAAATCCACAAGTACAAATTCAAGTAAGAATGTTGTCTGAAAAAATTGAAGCAAGAAAAGCTGTATTGATTGCTGAGATGATGGAAGAATTTATGAATGAAGAGAAGAAAATTACATCACAATTTGATAATGACCCGATTGCTAAACTTAAATCTAGAGAATTAGATCTTCAAGCTCAAGAAAATGATAGAAAACGACAAGAGAGCAATGAAAGAATCAATCTAGATAAGATGAAAGCAATGATGGCACAGTCAACAGATAGTCAAAAACTACAACAAAATGAAGATTTAGCTAAGTTAAGAGCAAATACTTCGTTAGAAAAGACTGTTTTATCTGCTCAACTTAAAAATAGATTCCCAAATCGATAAAAAAGGAGTATAAAAAGACTATGAAAAAACAAAATGAAAAATTAGCAAACGCAAAAAGAACTTTTACTAAAGATTCTAAAGCTAAAGTTGATGTTAATCATTCAAAATACACTAATGCTGAAGGATATCTTGTAGGTGGTGTAGATATTGAGATGTCAAAACCAAACGAAACTCAAATTCAAGAAGTTCAAGGTCAAGGAAGTATTTTACCAGAGAAAAAAAGATCAGCTAAGTGGTACTAACATGTTACCAGTATTAAATGCTGTAGCTCCGTTAGCCAAAATTCTTTTTTCAACAATAGAAAAATCAGTTCCAGATAAAGATTTACAAGAAAAATTAAAAGCACAATTGCAAACGCAATTAATGCAATCTCATACACAAGAATTAACTGCTGCAGCAAAAATTATTGAAGCTGAAGCTAAAGCTGGATGGTTCGCATCGAGCTGGAGGCCACTTTTAATGTATGTTTTGATTTTTATATTAATATGGAACTATGTATTAGGACCTGTTATATTATTTTTTTTTAAAGCTTCTATAACTATAACTCTACCAGGAGACGTATGGACCCTTTTACAAATTGGTCTGGGAGGTTACGTTGTGGGACGAAGTGCAGAATCGGTGGCACGCACTATGGCAAATAAACCGGTATCAAACAAAGAACAAGAAAACGGATAAGGAGAATAAAATGGCTGGACTAGGGATACAAAAAAGAGGAAATGGAATTGCTAGAGTAGGTTTAGCAAAAGGTGGTTATGCTGACATGTCTGAAAAACATGAAGGAATGGAATCTATGGCGGAAGAAGCTAAAGAATATGCTATGGAAGAAAAAGGATACAAAGAAACTAAATCAGGTAAAATGAAAAAAGCTGATATGTTAACTGCTAAAATGTCTAAAAAGAAAAAAGGCAAAATGATGAAAGGGAAAAGATAATGGCTGGTCTTGGAATTCAAAAAAGAGGAACAGGTATTGCTAGAGTAGGTTTAGCAAAAGGTGGTAAAGCATTCCCTGATTTAACTGGTGATGGAAAAGTTACTAGAGCTGATGTTTTAAAAGGCAGAGGTGTATTTAAAAAAGGTGGTCAAGCTAAAGTTGGAAAAGTTATGAAAGAATTTAAAGCTGGTAAGTTACATTCTGGTAAAAAAGGTCCAGTTGTAAAATCCAGAAAACAAGCAGTAGCAATTGCTCTTTCAGAAGCTGGATTATCAAAAAAGAAAAAATAAATGGCTAAACTTTGCCCAAGAGGAAAAGCAGCAGCTAAAAGAAAATTTAAAGTGTACCCGAGCGCGTACGCGAACATGTACGCGAGCGCTGTATGTTCTGGTAAAATAGTTCCAGGTGGACGTAAGAAAAAGGCAGAAGGTGGAAGTCTTTCACAACAAAGAAAAATGGTATCTAATTATAAACAAGGTGGCATTGCAAAAGGTTGTGG